CCAAGGCGGCGGCCGTTGGCGTCGTGCTTAATGCCCTCCCGCGTGAAGCTGCCGTCATCACCGGCTCCGTCGTGGGAGTCATCCAACATGTCTGGCTCCATGATCTGCAGCTGCAGGGGCACCCGCTGATTGCTGCTGCTGATTGCGGTGCGCCGGCGAATTAGAACTTCACCTGACTCCACCACGCAACGCATCGCCAGGGCTTGCAAGCCAGCAAAATCCATGCGCCCGTGGTAGTCGCACTGTTGCGGGTCATTGGCCCAGCTGCTCAGTAAATCAGTCAGCTGCTGACTGCGACGCCGACTGCGCACGGCGCGGGCCTGGCCAAGAATGCCAGTGCCGACAGTGTTGCTGACAATCACTGCGACCGCTTTGGCGGCGTATGGATTGTTGCGCACAAGGTCGCGGCTGCGGTCGCGCAAGGTTTTCAAGGCTGGGCCGGCGGCTGCGTCGGCGCTTGTGCCCTGCGTCAGCCAGCCTTCGGTACGGCGGCCCCGGCTGGCGCCGTCATAGCGGCGCAAGGCGTCAAGCTGCAGGCGGGCACGCTGCCGGCGCAGCGCAGCTTGCGGGTTGACGCTGGCAATGATCTGATCCAGCGCGTTCATTTGTAGTCCCTCTGTGTGCTGAAGTATTTGCGGCTGCGGGTGCCTTGCCCAAGGCGTGCGCGGATCATGTCGCGCACCTTGAGCAGCTCATCGAGGCTCCGGTAGGTGACCTCCTTGTCGTCGTATTTGACCTTGAGATAGCCACCGGCGATGGCCTCTTCGATGGCGGCTAGGCCGGCTTGGCTGAACATAGACATTCGATCAACCTCCTTTGATCATGCTATCGGCTCAAAGAAAGTTGCTTCTGCGCCGTTTGACCGTAGTTTCGACTGGTTTGTTGCTGGTTTGCGCTGCATTGGCAGGACGACCTGGCACCAGTCCGCGCTCATGCTCCCACCGCTTAGCGTCCCAGCGATCAGCACCAACAGCCATTGCAGCGGCCCGTGCATATACGCGGCAGTCCAGGGCTTCGTTGCGGTCGCGGGTTTTTTCCCACTGATATTTCTGATAGCCGCGCACAATCCGGCTTATTAAGGCCTCAGCAGTCAGTTGCTTGAACCACTCTTCCGGGTGCTGTGGGAAGTGACACCAGCCAAAGGGCAATCCGTCGTCCAGGTTTTCAGGCAACTTACGGCGGAGCCACCCATAGAGCTCTGACTTGGCCACGCTCACCCCCACGGGCCACACTTTGATACCGCCCCTGATGCGCTTGCCGCGGATCGTCACCTCAACCGTACTCGGCTGGCTGATGATCGTCGCCTGTTGCTCACGGCCCTTTACCGCCATGACCTGCAGCGCGCTCTGAGACTTCACCCACCGGTAGACCTCCTGGGTGCGGAAGCCGGTGTCCACCGCCGCCATCCTGATCGGCAACCTCATCCCATCAGCCCGCCCGTAGTCATGACGTATCGCCTCGCTTAGCTGTTCCCACACCTCATCTGAGGCGGTGTCACCGTGAAGCACCGTGTAGTCAATCGACCAACTCTCAAGGTTGCAGCCCCAACCCACTACCTCTAGCTCGATGCGATCCTTCTGCACGTCGATGCCAGCGGTTAGGAACACAACCGGTTCAGGCACCTGGCCTATTGGGTAGCTCTCCCGCCGGCCGTACAACAGCTCCCAATCCGGCGCCTCACCGGTGTCGGCATAGGTAAGTCCCAGGGTTGTGTTTTGAAAAACGCGCATTGCCTCATCGCTCTTGCGCGCCTGCAGGAAAGCCTCTACGCACTGCTGCCAGCTGAACCAACCAAGAGGGCTATACAGCGTGCTGATGTGGTAGCCGCGCCACTTCCCCTCGGGGTTTTGCGCAACCCACTGCCCACGAGCAAGAATCTTGTTCTTGTGATGCTCTTCAAACTCGCCGTTGCAGTGCGCGCACTGATACCGTGCCGTTTCTGGGTGCCCCTCTACCCACTTCATTTGCGGCCACACCAACTGCTGGTAGGTGCCGCACAACGGGCACGGCACCTCAAAAAACCGCATGTCGCTGTCCATGAACTCGCGCTCTATGCGGCTGCGTCCTGCCAGCGTCGGTGTGCTCACGTAGAAGATCTTGCGCCGGCTGAACGTCCGCGTCCGAGCCTCAGCCAGCGTGCACGGATCGCCCTCGCCATCAACATCTCCAGGGTAGGCGTCAGGCTCGTCCAGAAACAGGAACCGAACCGGCATTGAACGCAGGCCCGCCGCTGAGTTGGCTCCAGCCATAACGACCACGCCCCCCGGAAACTCCTTAGCCAGCAGGCTGTTGCTGCTGTCCCGACTGCGCGGGTCACGCACTTTCTCCCGCAGCGTTGGCGATTCCTCGATCAGCGGGGCGATGCGCGTCTTGCTATTGCGCTTTGCCATCTCCACTGTTGGCTGCACCATGAGCATCGGCCCCGGACAGTTGTCAATGCAGTAGCCCAGCCAGTTGTTTCCTGCCTCCGTACCGCCCACCTGGGCCCCTTTCATGAACACCACCTTCTCCACCGCGCTGGTGGAGCTAAGGCAGTCCATGATCTCGCGCAGGTACGGGGTGCGGTCGGTGCGCCACCGACCGGGCTCGGCGCTAGCCCGCTGGCTAAGCATCCGGTGGCGGTCCGCCCACTCGCTCACCGTGAGCACAGGGTCTGGGTGAATGGCCTCTGAAGCCACCGACCACACGAGGGTGTAGGCGTCAGCGAGGGCCATTGCTTCCTGAGATTTGCTCCAGAGCTTGATCGATCTCGCGCTGCATCACTTGCATCATTTCGTGACGGCGCTCGGGGGCCACGTCGCCCACTATGGCAGCCAGTTCGTTTACCACCCGGATTGGGATGTTCTGTACCGCATCGCGGAACAGCCGCATGGTCTTGAAGGTGGCGTTCTTCACCTCGTCCGCTCGCACCAGCTGGCCCGCTTTCTCGCGGTACTCCAACTCGCCCATCTTGGCCGCAAAGTGCTCGCGCACCGCCCGAGCCTTGCTGTAGTTCAGCTCCACACCAGCGCCCTGGGGCTGCATGGGTGGGGCCAGGCCCTGGGCAGCGGCCTTGCCTGCGTTAATTACCTCGGGCGGGCGGCGCTTGCTGTGCTGAGTGTTCTGCTTCCACTCCACGTCGGCGAGCACCACGTCGATTACCCGCTGGCCATTGACCTCCGTAACCGACTTGCTTAGTCGGCCCTCCTTGATCGCCTTGCGCACAGCCTGGGGGCTGATCCCCCGGTGCTGAGCGTATTCGGGAACCGATGTCACCTCTGTTGCCTGGTGTGTAGGGGGAACTTAGTCGTGGAAGCCTGTAAGGAACGGCTCCCGGCAGTTGGCCGGGATGTCCTGCCAGGGCATCACGACCGTGGCGCAGGCCCCGTCCAGCTTGATGACGCTGCTCACCTTCTTGTCGCTGGTGGCGTCAACCCACGCCCAGGGGTCCACGTCGTTAAAGGTGTTGGCAAGCTGGATGAATATGCTGCGGTCGTCGACCACGGCATCGACCAGGATCATGCCTGGCGTTGGATTTTGCAGGAGTGGTAGCGACAGCCTTTCGCTGAGCGTTACCGCCAGCACCAGCCCGTGGGAGCTGCACCCGTAGACCCCGTTGCGGTCTCGGTGGTTGCACTGAGCCGCAATCAAATCGACCGCTGCCTCGAGGCCCGCCCAGGTAAGCACCATCAAGGGCGGGCACTTGCTCATCGTACCCCCACGTACTTATGGGTTTGGATCGACAGCCGCCACCGGTGCTCGAGGCAGGCTTGAACGCACAACGCCGTCGCCTCTACGCCCTGGCTCACCGGCTGGAGCCACACCGACTTCGGCTTACGTCCGTCCAGCAGGGCCACCAGGTTGTCGATGTCGTGCTGCCCGGTTACAGGCATCTTTATCTCGTCGGCATCGTTAAGCGCCTGGTCGAGCACCGTAAGCCCGCCGCCCATGTTGAGCTTCGGGCTAACGGTCACCCAGGTGCCAGGGGCTACATGCACTGGGTAGGTGCCGCTGGTTTCCACCTGCACGGTTCCCAGCGTTTGCAGCTTGGCGGTAAGGATCCAGATGTTCTGCGCCAGCGGTTCGCCCCCGGTGATTACAAAGTGCCGGGGCTGATAGTCGCTGACCACCGTGACTACCTTGTCGGGGCTCATCTCGGCCCAAGTTGGGGCAGGGTCCACCTTCTTAAGTAGCTCATCAATGCTCACCTTCTTGCGCTCGTGGCCTTCAGGCCAGGTGTGCTTCGTGTCGCACCAGCTGCATCCAACGGGGCAGCCTTGGAGTCGAATAAAGGTAGCCGGAATCCCAGTCCAACATGCCTCACCTTGAATGGTGGGGAAGATCTCATTAACGCGAAGCACGGTAGGCGTCCTCATCTGTGGTGGCGTTTGAGGGGTTCTCCCAGGGGAAAATCAGCCACTCGTCGGTGGTTACCACCTCCGCGGCCTTAAACCATGTTGGCGGTGCCTTGCTAATCCACACGGCACACTCCACACCCTTGTGGTCCAGCGCCTGGCTGATGGTTAGCCCGGTCTCGTAGACGTCGTCTACCACCAGGCAGTAGGGCTCCAGCTCCTTCAGCAGAGGCAACTTCAAGTAGTGGCTCAGCGCCACCGCCAGGGGTAGCCCACCTCGGGGGAAACCGTAAACCCCGTTGAAGGCCCGCCCCTCGAAGGCGCTGGCCAGGCCCC